ATTTATCAAATACGAATTGGCGGTTTCTAGCGTATGTATCCGTACCCTTATAGAACCCTAACCCAAAGCCGGTAATCGCTTTTAGAGTATTCATTCTTCCAATCTGATGCATCATGGGAAAGACGTTAAGAACGTTTAGTATAGCCGTCCCTGTTCTCATAGCCATAACGGCAAAGGCCGAGTTTTTACGCATCTGTTCTAGTGTGCGATTAATAATATCGGCTTTTTGGACGTCCGTCTTCCACACGTCTTTAGACCATTGGCGGATCATGTTGTACGTTTCCATGCCGTACTTTTGCTGCACCGCTTGCTGTACCGCCGGGTGTGTAATTAGCTTATATACGTCGGTTGCCGCTTCACGCATGGCGATATGGTGAATGGCTTCTGTCACGGCCTGCGGCCACACGTCAAGGCGTAAGGCGAGCTGCTGTCCTTTTACTTCACTTACACGAGACTTTGTGCTGCCCATACCGATTCCAAAGGTTGAGCTTCCCGAAAGGGCTTGCTTTACGATGTCATCGGCTGCAAGGTCCGAGGCTCTTATACTTAACTTCGGATCGTATACTATCGGGCAGTAACCACCTTTTATTTGACGGCCGTTGATATTAAACGGCAGCGCCTGTACTTTTCCGAGGCCCTGTCCATATAGGTTTTCTTGCACCTTGTTTCTTTCGGCCCAGTAGCTATCAAGCTGCGTCCAGATGGCTTCAATGAAGTTCCAGTCCTTATCAGTAAGCGACGATTCTAATACGCTTTGCATCGTATATTCATCGATGACGTCCGCTTCGTTTTTAGCCGATTTATTTATCGTCGCAAGGACTCTTTTACGTCCTTCTTTGTTACCCCAATTCAAGGCCATGCAAATTAATTGTTCCCTGGTGAAGTTTGTCGTAAGGCCGATGGTAAAGACCCTGTCGGAACGCATTGCCTGCCATTCTTCCAATGAGTACATGTTATAAATATTGGAGAATACCTTGCACGCCTCTTGCCGCATCGTGAGCTCTTTGTTGGCCCCTTGGTTTATGGGTTCGTACACGAGCTGCATCCAGTCGCCACCAAAGCGATTGAAGATAGTTTCGGCTTTGGTGAGGTATAATAAGGCGTCTTTGGCTAGGCTTTTAGCCTTGGACTTAGTATCGGTTTGGTTGTTCGAGTCCTGCAACGGATTGAATTCATTATCTACACCGATAGCTTGAACAAGCTTCATAGCCGCTTCTTCTTGGCTTATGACTTTGCCGTTTCTGTCCTTAATGGTTGTGGCTTCATAGTCTCTTCTTGAGGCTTTGTATAGAACGTGCATGGCTTCAACCATATCTTGGAATTGGTCCATTTGCATTTCGTTGTAGTCTTTACGATCTTTACTTTCAGCTAATATCCTAAGCCACGGTGCTACGATTTTATCAGGATTTGGTGCGGTTTCTTTATCCATGGCGTAGTCCGGATTTAAATCTCCGTACACCTTTTCCCAGTTAATCCCTACGGGTTCTCCCTTTTCATTTAAGGGCTTAATGCCGTCTTTTTCAGTGATACCTGTAATATATGCCAGGTGCTGGATCATGTATCGACTGTTTGGGTCTAAGCGTACCGGGTTTTCCCTTCTACTTATACGCTTAACCATGCCCTTTATGCCGTCCATAGATTCTTGCTGCATGTCTACGCGACCTGTTGAGCCTTCAAGCTTTGTTCTTACATATTCTTGATTGTCTTTGGCCGCTCTACTCATGCAGTAGTATTTAAGGCTGTTTCCCTTAGCGATAGCCGCTTCTTCAAAGGCCCCTGCTGCCATTAACTTATCGGCGTTATTTCCTTCTTGTTTGGCCTTTATTTCCCAGTGCCTCCAGGTCGTAGCTTCGGCTACTGTCATTTTGCTTAATTCTTCACGGGCTACTTGAAGGGTTTTAGTATAGCTTCCGGCTGTAATGTCTCTTGCCGTGTTTAATCCTCTCATAGCTTCTTTAAGGGCCGCTTTAGCCGATGCTAATTCTTCTTTAGCCGAGGCTCTATGCTCTTTGTCTTTTTCTTTGGCGTCCTTTAATCGTTCCTTTAGCTTCTGAATTTCTTCGTTCTTAGCAAGTATTGAGGCCACTTGACGGCCCTTCTTTGCCGCTTCGTCGTCTACGCCTAAAATTTCTTTAATGCTGGCCGTGATTTCTTCTTCTGACTTGCCGTCCAGGGCGTCAAGTTCACGCATTGCTTTAACCGCTTCTACAACGTACCCATTTACTTTTCGCTTAATGGCATAAGCTTCTAATTGCGAAAGTCTCATTTGGGCGTTTGTCGAGGCAAGTTCCGCATCGGCTGCGTTTTTAAAGTCTTCGGACGTCGGCATCATTTCTTCGTATTCTTTTCGACGGTTTTCCGTGAAAGCTTTAGAGCGTTCTTCTAGCGGGCCGCCTGCTTTTTCAATGGCCGATTCGAACGATTCTTTTGAGTCGTAGCCGATTGTTCTTAGGTAGTCTTCTTTAAATTGTTCGTCAGTTTCGCGGTAAACTAATTCTTGGCCGTATATCGGGTTTTCGTCTACCAGGTGTTTTTCGTAATCGATTCGTTCTTTTTCGAGGCTGTTCTCAAGGTCCGTTCTCCACTGGTTTTCTTCTTGCCGCATGAGTTCTTTAAGGACTCGTTCCTTGGCTTTTTCTTTGGCGTCTTCGGCCCAGCGTTTAATCATGTCCCCTTCTGAACCCGTTAAGTCCCCGGAAAAGCCCTTCTTGTCCCAGGCGTTTAATTCTTTGGCTTTTGCCCATGCTTCTATTTCATCGTCCGTCGCCAGCATCCGATCCATAACGCGCTTTACATCTTCCGGCGGTTCTTTGCCGAGATTTTTTAAATCTCTATAAATTGAGACGAGCCAGGATTTAAACTTTCTGAATGTGCTTTGTAGGGCCTGTGTCGGAGCTTTTCCTTCTGCTACATAGCGTTCAAAGCCGCGGGCAAATCGTTCTTGCATCCATCTTTCTTCGGCAGCACGAATGGCTATGGCGTCGCCGCTCTTACGAGCATCATTAATAGCTTTGGCGTAGGATTTAAATTCTTTTTCTCTTGCTGTTCCTTCGTAGTCCTTTATATCTTCCGGCTTGTACGCCGCCCATTCTTGAATGGTGTTCCAGTCTTCTAGGAGTCCTTTAGGCGCCGCTTCGTCAGTTGCCATTTTGCTCATTTCTGTAAGATACATATGTGCCGCTTCATGAACAAATGAGGATTGGTCTGCTGCATCGAATAGGTGAATGGCACCTGTTTCGGAATTATACGAGGCTTTTATTTCTTGACGGTATTTATCAATGATATTTACCGCCTTGTCGTCGAACACTACGACGCAATTGCCGTCTTCACTGTCGTAATAAGAAATACCTTCAATCCCGTTTTTATTCAGGTATTGTGAGGCTTCTTCCATACTGTCAATCGATGCCGATAAATACCTGTAGATCTCTTTACCGGTGCCAACACTTCTTTTTAAGGCTTCTTTAGGATTTTTAATAGCCGCTTCCAGGATGCTGTCTTTTCTTTCCTGTATGGATGCTTCGGCTTTTTCGGCTTCTTTTTTTACAGCAGCAAGGACTTTTTCTTCCTTTTCCTTTTCCACCTGCATGAAATCCCGGTCTTTGATTTGCTCTTCAGTATACCCTAATTTCTTGAGGTGCTTTATAGCTATTTTCTCTTTGAATTTCGGCTTATCTGTATTTTCAAGGCCATTGGCCGCTACTTCTAATTGCTTTACCTTATCTTTCGCTTTATCCAGATCTGATAACGCTTCGGTCTCTTCGGGAAAGGTCCGCATTTCATTGTGCAACAGTTTTTCCCAAAATGATTTTTGCTGCTTATCCGGTAAGCCCGATATTGTCCTGGTAAGTTTTTCTTGTATTTCGGACGGCTGTTCTTCGTAGCGTTTTTCTTCTATGAGAAGGTTTTCGTTTTCAGGGATATCTACTTCATACAAATACGACGGAAGGCCCTTGCTTTTGGCGTGTTTTTTATATGCCTGGGCTGTCTTTTTATTCTTGGCCGTGTATATCCCCCAGCCGTGTACCATATCCCCTGCGCCGGTAAGGGCTTTTTCCAGGTTAAACTCGTTAAAGTCCATGCCGCTTCCATGCCATGCGCGTTGGTCGAAAGTTTGCTCTAAGATATTGTTTTTGTTTACTGTTTTTGTTAAACTATTGTCATGGAAAGATGTATTTTTGCCGTTGTATTCGGACGTATGGCCAGGGTCCTTTTGGGCATTGACCACGGCATTAGCATCTTTCCATATTGTTTTTAAGCGCAACCTTTTTTTAGACATTAAAACGTTTTCAACGACGGACATTGTTCCGTCGTTTTCTTTTTTTTCAAACCTAATGCTTGGCAGGCCGATTGCAGAGATATTCCCTACGACAATATTATCCGGAGATGCTAATATATCCAATGCGTGTTGGATCGAGGTATTGTCTAACTTTATTTCGCCGTCTTTTTCTTCCCTACCATGACTGTTTTTAGCATGTCGTATATCATCTGCGACCAGCTCAAATCTATACCCGTTAAGTTGTAATCTTGCCTCTTTTTGAATTTTTTCCCTTATTTCTTTGGGGACCTCCCATAAAACCATGTTTTCCAGTCGTTCTCCGTTAAGGGCCTTTAATATGTATTCCTTTCCTTTCTCTAATAATTCTTGTTGTTCTTCTGTGACTTTGATTTCTTCTTGGTTAAATGTTATTTTAACCTCGTTGCTTTGTTGTTTTTCACCAATATTCACCGCATGCTCTGCCATAAAATCCTTGGCCGTATAAGCCGTATCGCCGTATTCGTTGCGGATCTTCGCCCAGCTTTCGGCCATGCGAGCGTATATGAAGGCGTTTTCGTTAGCAGCTAATTTGGATTTTTCGTTGCCGTCTTGAAGGCGATTTGCTATTTCGTTATATACTTCGTAACCTTCTTTGGTAAGGGATTGCTTTACGGCATAGTCGCTCTTGTCCAACTCTTCGAATTTATCCTTTAAGCCTTGCAGGGACTCATATTTTGCCTTTAACGAATTTGCGTTTTGTGCAAATTCGTCGGCCGCTTCCGGAGCCAGAGTTTGTAGTTCTTTCATTTGGTCTTCGTAAGCAATATCGAGCATTTCTTCTCTTGTTGCTTTACGACCCAGCTTTTTATACATATCCTGGTACCAGTAGTCATTATTAGAGACTCTGATTCCGCGGCCTGTTTGACGGCTTTCTTCGTCCGTATACATAATGCCAACGCCCTGCGGTTTATAATTCCAATAGGCGTCAAACCCTAATGCGTCTTCATATTCTTTTCTTGCGTCCGCCAAGGCTTCTTTATAGCTCTTATTTAGATCGTACGGATTTTTATAGATGACGCTTTCGGCCGCCGTTTTTGTTATATCATCCGCATCCTTAAAATGTTCTTCCATGAGTTCCTTGGATAGAACATCTTTTTTATTTTTGGCTAAATTAGCTAATTCTTCACGGATCGCTTCCACTCGTTTGGCTTTTTCTTCTAAGGCTGCACGATGAACGCCGTTTTTGGCCATGGTTGTTGCCCGCATTAAAGTATCGGTATCCACGGATTCGTCGGCAAGCTGCGCAAAGGTTCCAGTAGGAATTACAATGTCTGCACCGGTCGATATGGATTTATCCACTTGTTCGCCCGTAATAATTCCGCGGTTTACCATATCGTTTAAAACGTCTACGCCTTTATCTGTCTTAGAAAGTTCTTGTGCATCGACGTACATATTTTGTACGCCGGCAAGACGGGCCTGTTCTTGTACGACGTTTTTATAGACTTCGGGATTTTTTTGTGCTGTTTTGTTTTGTGCTTTGTTTGCCATTAACGCTTCAATGGTTTGCTGTTCGACGGTTCTTCTGTATTCTTGTTTCCAGTCTTCGTTCTTTATAGCAGCAATGGCTCTCATGCCACGGTAATTTCCTACGCCGTGAGTTATAGCGCCCGTAGCCCCCATGCCTACTACTGCCGGGACAGCCTGTACCATAGCGTCTACAGCGTTTCCTATAATCTCCGTGGTCGTATGCGGAGCGCCTTTTTTATACAAGTAGTATTCGGCATTATCCATAAGGTCTTCGGAGGCTTGCTGCGCGCCTTCTTCTGCAAGTTCTGCTGCTGTACTTCTTCCGAATTGCTTCATGGCCGCCTGTGCGGATAATTTAGCAATGCTTTCCTTCCCCGCATCAATAATGGCCATTCTAGCTGCGGCGTTATTTAATATGCTTTTGGCCGCCTGGCCACCCCAGGCTTTAGTGATAGGTTTATAACCAACTTCCATAAGGCCCAGTTCAATAGCCCCGTTTACAACGCCTGTTACGGTTGAGTCTACTAAGGCATGGCTTCTACTATATTCGCCTTTGCGGTTATTCATCAGTTCCCAGTATCTTGCGGCTGCGCTTTGTTGTTCAAACTGTTCAAACATCCCTACACGCATACCGTAAGCGGCCCCTGTCGTAGCCCCGGCCATTAAAATAACCGGTGCCGCGGCAGCCCCAATTCCCGTTGCAGCTGCTCCTCCTGCCGCCGCGGCCGAGGTTGCCATACCTAATGCGGCCCCTTGTGCGGCTCTTTTTGTGGCCCTTGCGGCCTGGGTTCCCATGATCGTTAATTGCTGAATGGTGTCGTATAAGACTTTTTGACTCGCCGTAGGTTCTTTGTAGGCTTGTAGTTCTGCCGTTAATCTATCTACTTCGGGCTTAACGGAGTCGATATCTTCGCCTTTATAAGCTCTATATTGTGCATCTGAAAGTTTAACCATGTCAGACCCGGAATTAAAAGCGTCTTTAGCGAGGTCAAATATCCCTCTCGTATCTTTTATGTCTCCATATTCTTTAAGCGCGATGGCGGCTCCTACAGGATCTTTCTTTCTAAGGGCTTGAATTTCAGGATACATGGCGTCCAGGGCTTCGGCCGAAAAAGCGCTGCCGCCCATAAAGCGTGCGTTTAAACGTTGGTTGTATAGCTTTTCTGCCTGCTCATAAGCCGTTTCGTTATCCATTAAAAACTGTGGTGAAACACCTATAAATTGCGCGTATACTTTGGCATTGTGCATACCTTCGGCGTTTCCGTTAAAGATATTACGATATACATCCATGGCCGAATCTTTGATTTCATCGATAAAATTCGGTTTCGGGGGAGACGGTGCTGTTGCTCCGGCAAAGTCTTCTGCTGACGGATTTCTATAATCTGACGTCGGTCTAAAATTCATTGTGCCATTAGCAAGTATGGCATCGGCTTCTTTCCATCGTTTTACCTGGTCTGCGTCGTATTCTACCTGGCCTTCTTGTATTGCCGTTTCTGAATCTTTAAATCCTAGCACATCATTATTCGGCGTTTCTCCAGTAGGATTTTCAGGATTAATTTTAAAGTTGTTAAAATTGTATTCTGCCATTGTTTCACGTCCTTATTTATACTGCCCGCTTTTAATATAGTGTTCGGTAGTTTCTCCGTTTAACAACTGTTGATAGTAAATGTCGTGTACCGTGCTTTCGGTTCCGTTAGTCCAATAAATCTTCCAGTACGTTTCGCCGTCATCACCTGTTTCTGAATATGCCTCTTTGATTCCGGCTGATAATTGGTCCGCTCTTGTTCTTCCGTAAGACTCATCTCTTGATGTTACTAGCGTTATAGCGTACGCATACATTTCGTCTTGAGTTGGTTCTCTTCCTTGTTGTGATTCGAATTTGGCTGCCCAACCTGCAACGGACCGTTGGATTACTTCTGCGTTGTTAATAAAAGTATCTTTGTCTATTCCGGATCTTCTTGCCAGATTATCCATATTAATGGTGAATTCGGGCTTAAATTCGCCGGTGCCGTTTGTGTAGTCATTAAAGGCTTTAGACATGCTGTTTTGTTCATTTATCGACAATGAAATTCCGTTCGTATTGCAATAGTTTATAAATTCGCTAAAGCTGTTAAACTGCCGCCCTATCATTGATTTAAACTGCGTTAATCTTCCGCCTTGTCCTCCACTACTTCCTCCGGATCCGCCACTTCCGCCTCCTGTCGCTCTAGGCACTGCGACGTATGTTCCTATTGCTCCCTTTAAGGCTGCGTATACTTTGGGATTCCCCTTGCCGTATTTTTCGGCTATGGCTATACCCCCCTCGTAGGTGAACGTTCCATTTTCGTGGGCCAATTGCATTTCTTGAAGACCCGCCTTTACCAGTCCGTCATTTGCAATTTCTTCGTTCCTTGTTGCTTGGGCTTGGTAGGCGTCTGCGATTTTTATCATGTGTTGTGCTTCTTCTTCTGAATATTTAACGCGCGTTCTTGTTATTTTGGCGTTTTCGGCTTCTTTGGGGATTATAATTTGTGTCGGTTTTAGGTGCTGCGGATCAAAATCTGCGTTACTTGCTTCTGCCACGCCGCCTTCGCCGTTATTTGCGCTAGACATATTGCCTACTACTTTTCCGCCTTCTTCTGCGATCATGACGTGAGTTTGGGTGTCGCCCCCTACATCGTCGTACACGATAATTGAACCCGGTTTTACTTTTGACGGGTCGTAAGGAATTACCGACATACCGGATTCTTTGGCTCTATTAACCAGAACGTCTACATTTACCACGTTGTCATCGTGGAACTTTTTTAATGTAGGTGAATATGCGGCACCGATACTGCATACCGCTTCCACACACGCCACTTTGCCGTTAGCAAGCGGAGCGCTTCCCGTCCACTGGACGCCTTGGTTTATAGCATTTTGGATGTTTGAACCACCGGCTTTTATTTTTTCTTTGGCGGCGTGTGCTTTGGCTAATCTGTCGTTTACAGAAGCGTTTCCAGGCGGCGCTTCACCCCACGTATAAAAATCGTTATCAAGATAAAAACCGTCTTTTTTATCAAGCCATGCCTTGCCGGCGGCCGGTCCGAAATTCCACGCGATAATAAGCGCATCTTCGTTGTCCGAGCCTATCCATTCGGCTAACGTCTTTTTGTATTGAGCCGCTACTTTATCTTGTGCTTCCGGTGACCTGTCGTTCGGGTCTACACCTATTTTTTGTGCTTCTTCGGCGTAGGTACTGGGTAAAAATTGGTATCTTCCGAAATGTCCGGAGTCATTAACTAAGTTATAGTCGTTATTATTTGTTTCTACGGCAGCAATCATTTCGAGGGTTGCATCACCTGTTTTGCCGCCACCACCTTCTTCTACGGTGTATGTCATTTTTGAGCGTATATGCTCTTCGCGCTTTTTAGGATCGTTTGGAAAGAGGTTAAAAGATTCTTTGGCGATGTCCATCATGTCGTGTTCGCGTTTTCGTACGTTTAATTCTGTTCTTAACTTGGTGATATCGGCATCGTAGACAAACGGGGATGCTTTATCAATGAATCCATATACATCTTCGTAATCCGATTCGTCGCCGCTTTTTATTTTGTTGTAAACCCACTGTTGCACAAACGTTGTTGCGGCTTTTTTTGTCATTTCATCCAATTTTTCGTCGCCGTATATATTGCGATATTGGCTATAAACGATGCCTCTTATTTGTGTGAGCGATGAATAGGCATTTTCTAATGTATTGGTCTCCATTGCTGTGTCTGTAATGTCTGCAACGGCTCTTGCTACACTTTCATTTCTATGTGTTGTGGTTTTTTCGTATTGGTCTTGCATGACAGCGCCTGTTTTGGTGAGATTGTTTTCGTCTGCCATGGCGTTAAAAGCTCTGTGAGCCTTTTCATAATTAGGAAGATTTGCAATTGTTTCTCTTCTTATTTTTGCCTCGCCTTCTTGGTATTGCTTTAAAATGTCTAAGGCATTCGTATCTTGCTTGTGTAATAGGCCGCTATCCGGATCGTTTAACAAGTCATTTACCCGCTTTTTATATTCATTCGTGGCGTCAAGGACCTTCATACTTATTTGGTCGTCTACGTATGCCTGTATTTGTCCTTGTAAAGCCCCTACGGCCTTTCCCATTAATTGATTCCCGGTTGTGTTACCACCAAAGGCTTCTACATTATTTGTGGCCTGTACGTTGGCGTTTTCAACATTAGGGTCTACGGCCCTGTTGTATGCTTTTATTTCCATGGGTTACCCCCTAAAATTCTTAGATCCAAAGGGATTTGAACTGAACAATCCTTTTTGTGCGGTTGCATATCGTGACCACCTTAGAAGATCAGGTTTGTGATCAAATGTATAGTCTGCCCCAGAGCTTCCGGCCGCGGGCTTTTTAGCACCGGCGTATTCATGTTTAATTCCGTACATACTGGAAGCTGTTGAAAGAAGAGTGGCTATGCCGGCTAATTTCCCTTGGGCTTTGGCGTTTTCTGCCGAGGCTTTATAACCTGCGGCTTGGTTTTCATAGTTGTATTGGTTAAATAATTCCGAGCGTTCATCGTTGCGCTGGTTTTGCAATAATTGACTGCTGTCATCTTGGTATGTTCCGTACGATGAGATGAGGATATCCAAAGGACTACCCGTAAGCGTCATGTTTGATACGCCGGCCTGGGCTGCTGTTTGGCCTGCCATTAGCCGCATCCTGTCGTCAAGTTTACGTTGGTCGTTTGCGTATTTATCGGCGATTTGGTCTTGCCGTAGTTCGCTTATTTTAGCGTTTTGTTCAGCGGCTTGTTCTTGCTGCCTGTACATAGCGACCTTAGCGTTCGTTTCTTGCTTTATTTGCTTATATTGCATGATGCCTTGGACGGCTTGCCCTGCTATCATGCCCCACACTCCACACATTACGTATTCCTCCTTATTACGAATTGTTGCCATGATATGTCGTTTTCTTTGAACGGCGTGCCAAAAACGGCGCCAGCCCTTTTTAGCCAACGCCGCGATTCATCGTTATCTATGCTTATGTAATTCGTTACGGGTCCGTATTCCTTAATGAATCTACCGATTTCTTTTAAACCCATTGTGATTAATTCTTTTTTGTAGTTTTTTAGCTTTGTTGTTGCTACCATCCATACGGCGTGAAGTCCGTCTATCGGATGTTTTACGATCCCATATATGGCGATAGGTTCGCCGTTTTTGCCGAACGCCAGAAAGTTGTCGCAAAATTCGTGCATGGCGCATTTGGTAACGGATGTGTAGGCCCCTTGTAGTTCTTTTTTGTCAATCGGCCGCAAGTGTTCTTCTATATACTTTACGGCCTGTAGGTGCCTTTCGTTTTCCTTATTAAATTTCTCCGTTGTAACTTTTGACGATGCCGCCATCTATGCTTACCTCTCTTATAATTGCGTTTAATTCAAACGGGAACGGTTCGTTGTGTTTGATGCAGATATGATTTTTGGTGTTACTACCAATATCGGCTACCGGCATTTGCTGCACGATATCTCCGGTTTCCAGCATTTCGTAATCTTCGTATCGTAATTCGTCCATATCTTTATCTTTAAACGTATACCCAATATGGCCACCGTATGATTTTTCTACTCTTAATACGACGGTATTAATCTTTGAAATTCTGGCTTGCATGGTCCCTTCTTTTAATCCTATATCAGGGCCCGGCTGCTCGACTTTTGTTTCATAGGCAAGGCCAATTGTGATATCTGAAAACGACTGGCCAAAGGCCACTAAGCCATTTTCAGGTACTATTTCATCTTGCATCCTTGTCCCGTCGGCTAAGACTTGTACGGTTTTTCCTATAAGGTGAGGTGCGCCTATACTACTGCCGCTTCCTGTAATGTATGAATCCATGTATACGGCTGCTTTTATATCGTGATTAAACCGCTCTATATAGGTTTTCCCGTTTCTTTCTACGGTTACGTATAATACGTCGCTTGCACCGTTGGGGATAGATGCTACCTTTTTGTACTTACCGTCTGTCGTGTGATGCGACCAGGCAAATACGTTTTGCTCTTTAATGAAGGTTAATGAAAGCAGTACTCCGTCGTCACGAACGTAATACAAGGTGCTGTTCGGCTCTTGAGTGTAGGCAGATGATACTAACTTATGGCCTTCTGTTAAATGCGTGGCTAACAGCGTTAAATCATCGCCATTATAATTATCCGCATCATACTGGTATCCGAGGTCTCTTACGGTCTTACCGCTTCTTTGTACATGTACGATGCGATTTCCGATGTGTTGCGGAGGACACGTATTTGATCCACGCATGGTTTGTGGCCTGGGATTGATTTTAGCCGGCGTGATGACGCTTGCGCCTTCTATAATCCATTCGTTACCCGTTGTAAGGATGACAAGGTCTTTGGCGGGTACCAGGTGTAAAATCTCAAAGCCGTTACGAGTGATGAGGTCTGCTTTAATGGCCGAGTCGTCGGTTACGCTGCCGTCTACTTTTTCGATGCCAAAATTAGGATAGTCGCCTGTTCTACTCATCCATATAGAGTAAGGTTCTTTTTTTGTCGCGGCTAAAACAAGCCGATCTTGGAAAAAGCACGCCATTTTAGGATAGCCGTTATCGTCGTTCCAGCTACTTAGTGCGTATACCTGGGTTTTGTCGGTGTTTGCGAAATCGGTAATAACCGAGGCTTTAACTTCCGTCGACGAAACGACTTCTGTTATTTTAGCCGTGCCGTCGTTTGAGTAAGGGTTTCTTGAAAAGTCTACGGTAAGTTTACCGCTTCCGTTATCTGCATCCGTTACGGCTACTGCTTTCATCCACGTAGGTGTTGTTACGGTACCGGATTCAGTGAAGTTTTGGTCGTTATTTGACTTATAGCTTCTATATTCTTGCCAGGTTTTATTATCGTCCGAATGGTAAACCGTGACCTTGCCTTTCCATGTACCGTGAGTTGTAATTTTCCAGGCTTTTCCTACTTGTATAGATTTTGTTTCTTCTGTTTTTGAAGAGGCTTGTATTTCGATTCGTTCTGATTGATTTTCAGCTTGCTGGGTTAGTTTTATGTGACTATTTACCATACCGGGCGTGAATGTGTCTTTTGTGGCTGTAATGGTGACGTCGTTTCCCGATGTGGCCGAGGGTTTTAATTCGTTATTTCCGGAGAATGTGATTCTTACGTATCCGTTTTGGCCGTCTTTTCCGTCTGTTATTTGGGAAGGATTTTTTTGAACGTCTTTATATGCTCCAGAAGCACCGCCTTTGGCTCCGCCTTGGTATGATATTCCGTCTTTTCCTTTAGTGCTTTGATTTTGGCCGTTGGGTTTACTTGCGATTCCTGCGCCTCCACCTTTAGCTTCTGCATTATTAAAGGATGATTTTCCTCCGTCTGTTCCGTCTGTCGGGTGTGTGTCGCCTTTTTTAGAATATTCGGACTTTCCGCCTTTGCCGCCGGCGCCTACTATTACGGAATATGTTTGTCCTGCGGTTAGCGTGTCTATCATTATTTTCTTTTCGCCAGTGCCGCCGTTTCCACCTTGTAATTCTATGGTCCTTGTGGCGGGCTTTCCATCACTCCCAGACATATATGAGTAATACTGTACTCCGGTCCCGGCACCGCCGCCACCCGCGCCTATAACCTCTATGGTGTATTTTCCCGTCACTTGCGGCGTAAATGTGTATGTTCCGGGCGTTGTAAATGAGGTTTCTTTGTTTACTACCTGTGCGGCTGAATCATAATAAGGTTCTGTGATTTCATACTCTTTAAACGTCCAGCCTATAGCCGTTCTTTGAAGGCATTGTATCGGATAATCGCCGGAGCAAATAAACATGGTGTCGGCCGATTGGGTGAATTGTAAGTTATCCACATTATCATACGGTGTGGATAACTCTGTGCCGGTGTATTTTCCGTCTTCCCAGATGCGTATATACTGATAACCTACCTCCAGGAGATAGGCATCGTCTATGCCGGCATTAAAGGCGACGAGTGCCGTCGGTTTATCGTCGTATTTAACCCTCCCGATGAATTCCGATCCTTGTCTACGATAGCACCCGCCGAACGGACGGATAACTAGGTTTTGAGCTGTTAGAAGGGCTGATTTATATTTATCAAGGTCTACCCGGTTTGCGACGTACGGCGATATTTCACCGGCTGCAAATGACGGTTGTATGAGATATATGTTCATCGTACCCTCCGAGTTTGTGCGTAATTACTATGATATACCGCATCACGCTGTCCTTCTCTTGCGTCGTTTAGCTGTGCGTCGTGAATAATAGCCTGGAATAACTGATATTGCATTTGGTAGGCTTGCGGGTTTCCGGTAAGACGCATGGCCATGTTGGCTGCGAGGAGTCTCGTAAAGGCGCTAACGAACAAGGTATCCATGACCTGCACGTCTTTTTCATTGACCGTGTAATCAGCATAAGCGTCTTGTAAATTGCACGTAATAGCTTTAGTAGTCGTATCTATGTTTACGACAACGTACGGAACGTGTTCTTGTACGTTTATCTGTTTGTTTCGAATGTTATTTATCTTCAAGCAGTTTTTAGGATATGCGTAGCAAAAATCGTATCCGGGTATTTCTTTGTCTAATAAAGCTAATTTTTCGATTCTATGAGCAAAGCTCCACGGATACGCCCGGAGTACCGTTTTTCTTGTTTGGTTAAAGTAGAGCTTACAAGCCCTTGCGTTTTCTTCTTTATCATCCATTGATATAATAGTGCCTTTTCCTAAATTTGATAGCGCCATGTTACAAATATCCGTGTCTGTCATGTTTTCTCCTTTTTTAATAAAGTTGGGGACGGTGTTACCCGCCCCCTTTTCTTTATAACTTGTGCTTTTTAACGAGGGCCACAAGTTCCTCTTTTGTTTCTTCACCGGAGTATTTAATTCCGGCTGCGATTAACTTAGCTCGTAACTCATTTGCGTGTAACTGATTTAAACTTCTTCCTTTGCGGCAATCCTTAAAGGGGATTCCCGGCTTATCGTACGTCTGCATCCATTGCTAAAGACGCCGAAATGGTGCCTGCCGATTGGGCAGAAGCTGCCGCCCATTTAAGGCGGAGATAGCCGAGGTCGCCGTAAGGTACTTTCACGGCTAAGGTTTTACCTTTTTCAGCCGTGTAGGTACCTAAGGTTTTAGCTCCTGTCATCTTGTCGTTATCCGCTGTTTCAAGCGTTACCGTGCAATCTGCCGAGGCTCCGGGGAGCTTTACAATTAAGGTTAAGGGACTTCCTGCGTCACCTTTACCTGTTTTAATAATTTCGCCTGTTCCGGACTGGCCGGATAATTTCACGTTCCAGAAGAACGTATTTTCTGCATCGTATATCATGTGTTTCTCCTTTCTAGGCGATAACGGGTTCAGTTTCCGTCAATGCATCGTTTTTCTTAACAACAAGGCCCGATACGTACAGCGTCGGAATGCCTTGCATAAGCTGCTGTTGCGTTACGTATACGTTATTTTTATCTGCGATATGTAGTTCGAGCATTGTATATGCCATAGGCGATACATACAGAATCGGGCGTTTCGGGTTTATGATTTTGTTTTTTGCGACTACGATTCTTTCAGCTAATGCCTTGCGTGCATCAGAGGTTGTGTCTTCGGCTGCTGCCTTGCAGTCGATATTACGAACGGCCGCAACTTTACGGATGTTCTTTACTGCAAGGCCTGCATCCCAATCAAACAGCGTTGCAAGGGCCCGATATTTACCGCCGTTTGCGTCGATAGCGTCGATTTCGCCGAGGTCTTGGATATCAAGGCCCGCTTTAGAGCCCTTCGGGTAAATGCCTACGACCGCATCTTCGCCCCAATCAACGATGTATGCGGAGGTTTGTTTATTCGCCGTCTTACCGCCGGCATTTACTACTTGGTAGCCTTCTTCGCCGAGGTCGCCTTTAAACGTGTTGTAACGAATGCTTAACCCGTTAAACTGGTCCGGGTTTGCGTCCGTATCGCCGTAGAACATGTATTTTGCAAGGTCATCCGTAAAACCCTGGATGTAAGCCTTGTCTTCGGACATGCGAAAGGCTTGTTTATCCGGTGCAAGTTTTACGAGTTTTACGTCGACTTCCGAGCGCGCTTCCATAAGGCAGCACGTGTCGATGATTTGCTTTGTCGTGGATTTTCCGGGCTTTACGCCGGCATTAATGCGCCGTAGTTCCGGATGAGGGTACGACGTGCGGACCGTTGTCTGGTTGCCCGTGGGGAGGTTTCCTTCCATCCAGGGGATATCTTCCATAATAGGGTTACTTTGGGCCATGACTTCCATGATCGTGTCTAATTGGCCCTGCGGATTTAAGCGCTTTCTTAAATCTGAGAATGTTAATGCTGTGCTTCCAATCATATTTTTTGTTCTCCTTTTAAATTAATACTTGGAAAAATCCGTGTGAGGATACATATCGGTACTGGTTGCGGCGGTACCTGCGCCACCCATTTTGCCAGGGTCTTCGCCAATTAAATCGGCAAAGGCTGCCATGGTTTTAATCATGGCTATATGATTACCGGCCCCCGTTAGATTTAACATCTGTGTAAAGCCGGGAATCTTTTGTTCGATGTAGTCTCTTGCGGTTGCGGCCTTACCGAGCGTTTCTTGGTAAGCCCCGCCTAATTCTTCTTTTGCCGCATCACCCCAGGACTTCACTTCGTTTACATATTGTTCCTGGAGATTTTTAGCGACCGCTTCGGCTACGCCTTGAGCATACTTAATGCCGTACGTTGCCATGCCGGCTGCCTGTTCTTGTGTTGCACCCATGCCCTTTAAGAGATTCGTAAATTCTTCGGTACTTTTTTCGTCCGCTTCCAGGCCCGCTTCTTTTAGTACGGTCGCAAAGTCGTACGATTCCGGCACTTGCGGAGCAGTGCTTTCACCGTCGCCACCTAAGGCGGTTTGCGTTCCCTTACCAATAAATGAGTCGCTGCCTTCTTGGTCAGTGCTCGTATCAGTCGCTTGTTCTTGTGTTCCTTCTGCCTCTTGGCTTTCCGGGCCTTCGGCGAATCGTTGCAGGTCAAATATCAGCTTTTCCATGTTGTTTTCATCCTTTCAAGTTCGAGTCTTTTTTCAGCGTATTCTTCTTCCATTTTGTGAAGTAGCTTCATGCCTTCAATGCCTAATGATTGAATGAGCTTTAAGTATTCAAGGCCTACGCGACGACGTCCTTCATCAAGGAGTGTAGTCTCGTTTGATAACGGGCTATAGATTCTTGTTGCGTCCAAAAGGCGAGCCATAAAATGTCGTCCTAACGGACTTTCCATAACGTACCTTAACGCTTCCATATCTTGGCTTCGTATGGTTTCTTCCACAAGCTGTGCGGTCTTTCGTTCTTTTTCGTGCATATCCTACCTCATTCCCAGCCATTCTTGCATAGCCGGATTTCCGTCATTTGCCGCTTCCGTTGCGTTTTTAGCAGCGGCTGCAAGGTCCGGAGCTTGTGCAATGGCTGCTTGTTGCTGCGCTTGGGCTTCTGCTGCGGCTTGGGCTTCTTGACGCTGTTTTTGAATTTCCTGAACTTCTTCGTCTGAACGGATCATGGCTGCCGGCACGCCTACCTGTGCTAAGTAGTTTGCGACCGCTTCCGTAAGGTTGACTTTATCGAGGACCGTCTGGTCGAACTGTGCGGCTTGTCCAATAAAACCGATGCCTTGTTCAATAGAGGTTAGGCCACTCATCTTTTGAGCTTGAGCAAGCGGCGAAATGTATTCAATTCTAAACTCTTCGCCTACAATGTCTTGCAGCTCTTCGGGGATATCCGGGAATATGCCGCTTCTATCTAAGATGTTGTAGACCCTTTCAAGGATTCGGTTTAAGAATTCGTATTGAAGGCGTTCTACCACCGGGCCTAGTTGCTGTAATTTTTCCTGGTTTCTTGCCATGACTTCCTGGGCTGTCATGCGGCCTTTGTCTAACTGGTCCAGCATTAAGAAGAGGTCTGACGAATACGTACGCTTTACCCTATCTTCAACTCGTTGGATTTTCCCTTCAAGTTCTCCGATTGCTAGTTGTCCTTGAAAAATAGGACGGATGACTTCGTTCGGATCATTTATGGCCGTTGTGCCGCCGGGGAAGAGATTTATATTTCCCACTTGTGACGGCGGGACCTGCAAGGGAGGTTTTACGCCCATTTCAATAGCCGTAATAGCGTCAAGTTCCATTTGTTGTAGCATTTTTGCGTCCGGCAAGGCGTTCCAGCCAGGACCTGTCGCATAGGCTTCCGTTCCTTTTACGGTATAACGGGCTACGGGTACGGGCCATTCTTCAAAGCCCGTAACCGCCAGGCATTCGTCTTCGTTTGAGTCTTCTACCCAGTATGTCGATGTGAACGGCATCTTTTTGTTGTTTAGCTTGTTTGGGTCGTTATCTTCGTTCTTTTCGACGAGCCAGCATACCGTATGGTAGTTTTGGTGGCCGCTTCCGTTATCGTATGACTGTTTAACCGTCATCGGGCAATTGTCATAACCAAATTGCTTTATGATTTGGTTTACGGTCATTTTGGCTCTACGGGCAAAGGTTAATACTCTTCCTGTTGCGTCACATGCCAGGGCATAGGTGCCTATGGTGTACGGAACAAATGTCACTGTGCCGCCTTGTGAAAAAATCCCTAGGGCCGCTTGGCCAAAGGGAAGTTCCGAGTAGCACTGATGAATGGCATTGTAGAAGTTTGAGCCCGAAAGGACCGATTCCATAATATCGGCTCTTGTATCTAAGAACCGTTGAACGCCCGTATCGTCGGCAAGGTCCTTATTTCCAATGCCAAAACGAAACCAACGCCTGGACGGAGGCGTAAGTCCTGATTGAACGCCTGCTGCAAAGGTATCTCTTGCTTCTTGAATAACGCCCGTAAAGATTTCTTCGTCGTGTATGACGGGCTTTCCTGCCGTGTCGTCGTCAAAAAGTCCGTCATAGGGAAGCTCGTAATCACGGATTAATTTCCATACTCTTTCCCAGGGCCTACGAGCTTGAAACAAGGCGTTAAAGCGTTGTACAAGCTTTCTTTTATCTTTGCACGTGTTCGGTTTTACCGTTTTTTTATTTACCGTCGGGCTTCTAGCTAGCTCTGTTTTTATTTCTTTACGCATGTTTTTCTCCTTATCCCAGCGTGTTTTTGCCATTAGTTGTTCCCAGTGCCGTATCTACAGCCGTGCGCGTACTTTGAAAGCCACGTTTTTTACGCTGCTTTTCGACGCTATCGACCGTTCCCTGGTCGCCGTTATTTACGGCCTGTACCGTGGGATCCGGTGTTTTAAATTCGGGAGATGAACTGCTTCCGCCGAATAATCCTTTTAATCCACACATTGTCATTACCCCCTTTTAAACGGATTGTATTTTGTTTGCGCTGCCTGTTTTTGCCTTTGGCTTTTTAATACCGGCAGCGAAAATGTTAAGGCCAGGGCGTCTGCTTTGTTGGGTGACGGTACGCCACGGGCCTTCATGTGGTCTTTACTTTCTAAGATAATTTCGCCTTTTTCGTTGACGGATGCTTCGGGACCTATGAGGTCATCTCTTAAGACGTCGTCATCCGGCAATACGCCGCCGTTTATTAGCCAGTCTTTCATTTTCCCCCAGATTTCAGCCCTTTTATTAGCAAATCCTTTTGTTCCGGACTTTCCGCCAAAGGCAACCAGTTTCCAGGTTCGTCCCATGGTTACGCCAAATGAATAAAGCCCCGTGCCGTAGCCTTGGTCAATAAAGACCGCATCCGCTTTATATTCATCTTCAAAGCCCGCTAGTATGGCCGCCATGGCTCCGTCGTTATCGTTTTTCTGGTATTCACCCAGGACCTTACAATAAAGACCTTGGCGCATGATGATTACGAATTGGTCGCTTCCCGTCCAGGCCGGGTCTACTCCAATAATAACGGGTGCAAAGTTATATTCAGCCGGCCGGAGCGTTCTTTTTGTAGCCGCATCAACTATATCTACGCCTATGTATTGAGCGTCAGAAGACGACGGAAATTCACCGCGTACACGAACCTTGAAAAAGTCCGAATCTTCGCCGTATTGGTTTTTCCATTGTTCGATTTGGCTTTTGTTCGAAATGGCTACGTCCCTGGAGTCTATCTTTTTTGTATCCCAGTAATTGCGGTACTTGGTAAAGCAGGCGCGGAACCGCCCTACATTACGGGTAGGGTTTCCGTAACAGCACCAGATGATTTCCGTATTCTTATCTGTTAAGGCGCCTTCTGCGACTTCCCAAATGCGATCGTCTATAGCGGAGGCTTCATCAAATATAATAAGAATCCTTCGGCCCTGGTTGTGAAGACCGGCGAATGCTTCGGTGTTTGTGACGGACCAGGGAATGGCGTCAATTCTCCAGGTTCTTTCATGCTCTGTTTCAATGGAAAATATTGCCGTTGCCGTGTAGGTGAATAGTTCTTTACCGATGAACTTTCTGTGCCATTTAGCAAGCTCCGCCCAAGTCTTGGTTCTTAATTGGGCTTCGGTATTGGCGGTTACGACGCCCCTTGTGTCCGGGTGTGTTGAAATGGCCCATAAGATAAGCCAGGCTACGGTCGTACTTTTTCCTATGCCGTGGCCTGATGATACGGCTTGGCGAATTACTGTGTCCGGAGTTTCCAATCCTTTAGAGATTCTTTCTAACTGTTCTAATTGCCATTTTTGCGGCTTTTGGCCTTTTAGTTCCGGGTCGCTATCCCAGTCAAAGGCAAAATATACCCAGGCTACCGGATCGTGAGTTAAGCGGCCCAGACAGTCCATAAGCTTGTATGCCTCGTCTTTATTCACCAGCCGCTTCCCCTTTCTTTAATAACGCCTGCTGCAAGCGTTCCGACAGGTCCATGTTAGCGTTTATTTCAACGCTTCCGGTAAGTTCTGTTTGTTGTTTTTGCTTCCAGTCGTCCGGTGCAAGGTTCGTAAGAATAAAGGTTGCGGCCTTGGTTTCCGGCGGTACGAACACAAGTTCATTTTCTATCTTTTTGGTGACTTGTTTACCTACGACCTTACCGTCTTTGATGATGTCCGTTGTGACGGTCTGCTCTTTCTTTGGCATCTTTTTTTCAATGCCTACAGCCCTTTGAAATAGTGCGTTTTCTACTTGGGCTACGCAGTAGTCTTTTCCAATGGAAAGCGCCTCCGAAAACTCCGGATGTTTTTTTGTCCACTCATAAAGCGTTGATTCGGATATGCCAATGTATGCTGCAATCTCGTCATTATGCCATCCTTTACGGCATAGGCTTTTAATAACTTCCAGGTTTTGGGCTGTATGAAATTTCTTCCAGGTTGTCGAACGACGCCTTATATTAATGTTTTTTCCTCGCGCGTTTTTCGCGTGCGTATCTGTGTCTTTGATATATATCTTCTCACGGCGAATGGGTTCGCCTCGTACCTTGTTTTTCGTCATATTCTCCTACCTAAACGTACGCCTTCTCGTTGAGTGATAAACGGGCGTATGGTTTATATCCGTTTCGTTTGTTTTTCGCTTCTTTTGCCATTTCGGTTCAAAGCATATGCACCGTTCCGATTCTATCTGTAGGTGCATGTTCACGCATATTTCGCGGTGATTGTGTTTGCATCTTTGGTTATCGCATCGGATCATGCTACCCTCGCTTTTCCGGCAACAAAAAAGGAAGGCCCGTAATATGCGGGTCTTCCTTGTCTTATTTTTCTAGCTTACATGATATCACAGAGTGATATGTAACTTTAAGTACCCTCTTTTGATTTTTTTAGGATTATGTCGAAACTTTTTAGGGCTCGCCGCTGTGTTCTAAAAATATTCGGCCATGTGCAGCCTAAGGCCTTACATATGTTTTCCCACTTTTCGCCGTAAAGGTATCTTCTTGAAAGGATGCTTTGGTGTTTAGGATTTTCCAGCTTTTCGATTAAAAGCCGCGCCTCTTCTCTTTTTTCGATGAGTTTGTCCCATTCTTTATCCGCATCCATAATCATATCCGCTAGACGTGCTACTTTATCTGCCATACCGCTTCCAGGCGTTCCGGAAACTTTATCTGCTGAATAATCCGTTCCTTTTAATGTGCAGATATCTTCTCTATATCTTGAGATTCTTGTTTCCAGGGTTTTTAGCTTAATGTCTAATGTTCGGATTGTCTGTAGGTACTCTATGGCCGTCATGTTTTCTACCATTCTTTTACGGTCTCCTTAATGATGACGTCCATGTCTATGGTTCCGTTGTACCGTATGATGTTGTTTTTTATTTCTCCGGCGTGTAGTGCTTGCAGCATCCATAATATTTTTTTCATCACTTTTCTATCTTGTTCTTCTTCTCCGTGGAATACTACTACGTCTTTTGCGTTTTGCCTTGCAATGATTCCCGTTTTTCTAACCCTAAACAATTGCAGCGCTCCTATAGTTTTGCCGTTTTTTATTATTAGCATGTCCGCTCTCCTTTTTAGCCGTGATGGATTTATTTGTTTTAGGGCTCGCCAATCATAATATTTTCTTCTCTAGCTCTTAGTCTTAGCAGATTTAAATACCGTTCCATTACATGTGCCTGTGCCTGGAGCGCGTCTATCGGAGTTTTTGTGTTTCGGTCTAGTCGTTGACTTTTTCTTGCTATTGCGACTTGTAGCTTTTGATGTCTAATTTTTAGTTGCCAATATTCAGCAAGAAGTCGATCTTTATAGTCATCGCTTGTCATAAGGTTTACGGTGTCTTTTAAGTCTCTTATTCTCATGATTAGTCCTCTCTTATTTGTCCGTTTTGGTAATCTCTTATGGATTTTTGTTTTGCTTGCTCAATTATATTTTCCGCCAGCATGATTATTAATTGTGTTCGCCTTATTTGTATATCTCTCATTCCTGTGAGGGTTATGTATATTAAATATCCCATTGCGGCGGCAGCCATAAGTCCCGATGACAATAACGCGATTGTCATCGCTATTAGCGTGTAGTCCATTTTAACTCCTCCTTGTTTAGTCATCGAAATTTAATTTGTCCTGGGCTCTGTCGCCGTCTATATACCGGAATATTTCCGTCGTTAATCGTTCAATTACTTCGCTACATTCGGGTGTAAACGGAATTTCACTGGTCGGTGTTCCGTGATTTATAACTCTCGGCGGCGCTTTCACTTCAACAAATGTTCCGGCATCGGGTATATAGAATTTTGCTGTTATGGTGACGCTTGTCTCTGCCGTCTTTTTATCGTATGTATAGGTAAGCTTTTTGGCTATCAGGCGATCTTTGCAATAGTCCGGCAATTCTAAAATCTCGGTGATATAAGGTGAAAGTTCTTTTACCGCTTCAATTAATTCCGGTCTCGGATATTCCGAACATTTTAATTGTAGAGTGTCGCATCCTCCTGTGTTTTCGTTGTCTTTTTCATACGTGATGTTAAATACTTGTCTTCTACCAATTTCGAATTTTTTTTATTCTTCTGTCCGGCATAGTTTGCTCCTTTCATGTGGTTTAATATCTGCAGATAATTAAAGTTAATATTGCTATACATATGGGTACTATTAAATCATTAATACCCAATCCTACGTCAGTTGCCTTCAACGCTAAGCTTAGTAAAATTAAGCCTATTCCGATTTGTTCCATGTAATTTCCCCTTTTTGTAAGTCCGGTAGTTTTTCTATTTGCTTCAAATATTCAGTGACTTCATCGGCTGTTAAATATCCGATGACGTCGTTTGTTATCGGCGTGTCATAGCACGGTACGGCGTCTTTCAATACCATCAACTCGTACAATCCGTCATTATGTCCGTAACTGTGCCTGTTCTGAACTACGCTCGCCCCGTACCCGTTTGCGAATAAATACAGGTGCTGCATGTCCGTCCCGTCAAGTAAGTCAGTTGTTATCGTTTCTCTTTCCGGCTCGTAGTTGCCGAATTTTATGTATGACATTTACCTTTTCTCCTTTTTAATACGCCGTGCTTGTTCATTGAATTTCTTCAAAACGAGCAAGAAACGATTTTTCATCAACCGGATATATATCGCCATATACAGTTTTAATAACATAGTCGCCTTGAAACGCTCTATATCTTTTGTTACCGTCGATGATTTCCAGTGTTAATACACGCTTATGACTCTCTTCGCCTGTATCTTCGTCGAATTCTCGCTTGAGTGTAGTCCAAACGCCGCCCCTAACGTTTAAAAGGTTTATTATCTCGTCTCCGTTTTCGCCTGTAAATTGAACGGCTTCTATTGTATTAGGGTCATGTTCTCTATACTTCTTTAATGTGTACATGATTGTTTACTCCTCTTCGGCCGCAAATTCAACCTGTTCCATTATCGATACATCGCATTAAAACGGCTCTTTCTTGATTTTATCGAGGTTAATCTCTTTCGCCATATTTTCTGCTAACGCCGTCAATGTTTCATATGCCCGTGCCGTTGCGTACATTACGTTCCGCTCTGCTAGTTTTGTATACCCCTGTACAATTTCGCATTTTTGCTCGTGACAAAGCGCATTTAATCCTTCAAATCGTCTGTTTATGGCGTTTAATTCGTCTGCCACGGCGTTTAAGCGGTCAATAAGCGTTAATATTTCTCTTTTATAGGCCTCTTTTTCGCTGTCCATGTTCATTTCTCCTTTAGTTTAGCCGTATTGACGATTTTATCTACATCGATAACCGCATCCGTTCGCAATTCTCCGTGTTCGTTAAACTCGCCGCTTGCCCTGAATTTGACATCGTCTATAATTGCCCTCATAACGGCCCGGTCTTTCCACTGACAATCGCCGTCGTAAACGATGAACTCTTCTAATCCATATCGTCCGATAATTCCTACTTGCGACCGTCTGTACAGTACGTCTGCCGGTCGTTCCTTTCCATATCTTATAATTCGCATTGCTTACGCCTCCTATATTACGTAATGAGTTCGTCGCTCATTACGCCAAAAATATTGATAAGCTCCGGCTCTTTTCCCTTTAGGCCCTTACCGCTTATCCAAAAATCCATTTGTTCGTCAACAGTGTTGAATAACAGCTTCTTCCCTTCACGCTTTCGTCTTTTCATTGCCAACTCTGCACCGGCTCTCCATTGATTTTTATAAATGTTCGGCCACCGTTTTATGTCCTGACGTTTCTTTTTCTCGCTGGCGAACGGGCAGCACACACAACCAATCCGTTTAAAACCCTCATCGTACAAACTGCAATACGGAACGTTGTAAGTTTTGATATATTCCCACACTTCATCATCGCTCCAATCAATAATCGGGTGTATAAATCGCTTGCCGTTCGGCTGTCGGCACGGCTCTATTAGTTTTCGGTTGCTCCTACGGACTGATTCCGCATGTCTAACCCCAGTTACAACAAATCGGCCTGTTCCGCCTCGTTCCTTAAATTCTGCACAACAGTATCTGGCTAATCTTGTCGGTAAAATCCCTTTCTTTTCAATTAATTTCTTCATGCTTATTTTGGGCTTCTCCATCGTAACTTCCGGATACTGCTGTTTGACGAAACTGATAACCTCCGGAGGGTCAACTGTAGTTATGTTAAGATGTGCGTCGAACTTTACCTTGGCTCGTTTTATAAGGTCTAAGATGACACAGCTATCCTTGCCTCCCGAAAACGCTACGTAATACCCTTCTGGCGGCTCATTCAGTTTGATTCTGCGAACCGCTAAATCAACTTTGTCCGTCTCCCCAAAAAGCGTTTGGTCTTTTAACATTCCTTTAATCGCCCCCTTCGGAACTAGTTCATTCTTTTTTTGCTCCCTTGTCACCGTAAAGCTCTTGAAGATATTCACGGCATACCGCTTCCCCTTCGGCTGCATCTTGGAAGTGTCGTTTATGATGACAGCTAGGGCAAAGCATAACCGCTTTTTCTATTTCGTCGGACTTATATATTCCGCACGGCTCGTGATGATGTTTTACGCCGTATTCTATCGGAGTCCCACACCAAATACACGTGCCGCCGTCACGCTCGTAAATTTGGTTGTAAAATTCTTTAGCGGCTTTTCCTTTTAATTTCACTCTTTTTACTTTTGCTAAGTTCATCGTGTTTCACCACCCTGTATTTTATTAGCCTGCCTTCGTAGACTCGTTCGATATTTGCCCAGCAACCTTTGTGGGTTCGTTTGCCATTTATCATTTCGACGAAATGGATTTTCTCGTCAGGCTTAAAGCAGCGTTTGTCGTCATGTACCCAAAGGGTATTTTCCCGTCCGTCTTCGATGGCGGCGTAATCTTTCCGGTCCTTTCTTATCAGATATCTGATCGTCATCGTCACCCGTCCTTATCATCCGGTAGAACATATACGGAAAGCCAAAGGCGGTGTATCCGTACTGTACCGGTTTTTGTATGTAGTATCCCTTCGGAGCTTTCGGCTCTTTCCAGGTCTTACTTTTTATCACTTCTTTTTTTACTTCCGGCTTTTTTAAATTTCTACTTGCCCGGTAGCGTGATTTTTGGATTGAATCTTCTTCGCAAAATGTTTCCCGCGTCTCCTTCACGAAATACTCGGCGACTCGTCTTGCATCATCGGGTTTTCCGTCGTAGAACCGAAAGGCTTTGTAAGGAATTTCTCCGTACGGCCATAACTTTTTGTAATCGGAGCGGGACAGCCCAATGTTATTTACCAGCAGGTGATGGTGAATGCGATGGCCCTTACATTCTGTTGTGGCGATCCATTTGAGCGACTGTCCCAGTTTGTGATAGAGTCTTCGGAGCTTACGGAGAAAATTGTCCAGCCGATTTTTTGCCTCTTCTTTTTTGGGCTCCGGCTCTTTATAGGTAAGGTCGATTCTTATGTCTTCCTCTTTAAAATTTTCAAGGATCAGGTAATAGAGATTTTGAATTGAATTTTTCTCATTTACTTTCCATTGTTCGGCCGATGTGTTTTTACTGTTCGGTGACCTCGGCATCGTCGGAGTGTTGTATCGTGACGTGTGGTATTTACAGATTTCTATTATGGGTCCTGCTTTTACCGTTTTTTGTACATACATAATTCGACCTCTTGGTTTTTATTTGGTCGTATATTTAATAGACTTAATCTAGCGATAACAGGGCCGAAGCCCTGTTTTTTTCTCGCTATATAATGTATAATATATATAGACCATTTACGGAGCTTGCCGGCTCCGGTCTGCTTTTTGCTTTAGACGCCCTTGTGGCGTCTTTTTTTATTGACTTCTTCTATTCGGTTTCTCATATCTTCTACCAATTGTTTAGCCCTAGGGTCTTCTTGTTTTATTTTTCGCCTAACTCTATATAGGCACGCCCATGTCCTATGACCTTCAAAATACTTACAGTTAGGGCAGGCGGTATCGGGAATTAATCCGTCTATCGGGCAGTGGATAAATGACTTACTCATCGGGTGATTAAATCCACCAGGCTTATAGAGGTTATGAGATCCACTAAAACCAATGCACCTATGAAAATGCCACCGCACGTGGCATAGAATTTGATATCTTTATTTTCTTCTTTTAGTCGGCGGTTCTCTGTTAATAGTTCGAAATTATCTTCCAGCAGCCGTTTGTTTAAGGCCTTTGTTCCTTCAAGCTGCCATTTCATGTCTTTAATATTCAACTCTTCTTCATATGCTTTTTTGGCGTTAATCCATTCTGGTAATGTGATTTTCATTTTTAACCTCCGCTCGGTAATACTCCGTATACGTCTTCTGAATTAATGGGCCATGCGTGTGTGATTTTTAATCCTTCATCTCTGTTGTTTTTCATGTCATTGTCGTAGGCCTTTAGAAGGTAGCGTTTCTTTCGTATGAAGTTTTGGCTGGGTATAATGCTTATTTCAGGTCCTGCTCCCTCTTTTTCAATCATGAGTCCTATAAACTTATTGCTATTTTTAATGGCGTCTTCAAATACTTGTATGACTTCTACTCTATTCATCAGTTTTCACCTTTCGTATGGGTTTATTCGGATTGGGGCCGTTGGGCCTTTTCTAAAAATGACTACTGCTGACGGAAACGGAGCACTTCCCTTGCCGTCTCCGAATTTAAGGCGACCCCTTATAAGCCTTATTTCATCGGCTTTCATAACGTAGTCATGCCACCAGGCGGTATCCGTTCGTGCCGGCAGTAAGCAGACGACCGTTGCCTTTCTTTGCCTTGCGGCTTCTTTTGCTTTTTTTACCCAAATTCCTATTTTTCTTCCGTATGGAGGGTTCATCCATATGACGCCCCCCCATTCTTGTTTTAGGGCATCTTCTTCTTTGGTGTAGTATTTAGGGCATTTGGCGTTTTCTTTGCTCGCGCATATATCGAAAGTAAAATTAAACTCCTTGTTTAGCCTGTCAAAGAGCCCTTGAGGTGTACCCCATTCTTCACTGTTACTGGTGTACATGCCCTTCGTGATCATTTACCCGTACTTCCGAATCCGCCTTCACCACGATCGGTTCGGCTTAGTTTATCCACTTCTTCAAACTCTATCGGGATGTTCTTTTCGATAAGGCCCTGCATAAATCGCTCGCCCTTATGAATGTATTTTTTAATTCGTCTTCCGGCGGTGATTTTAAATATTCCCATGACTTCACCCCGGTAACTGCTATCTACGATGCCAACACAATTGGCTAGGTAGAATTTTGTCTTTGCTCCTTGGGAACTTCTCATGAAGAGTTTCATATGGTATCCTTCCGGTCTTTCGAATGAAAGCCCTGTTCGGACGAAGGTTGCCGTTGAAAGGTGCATCGATTTTACCGCTGTGTCTTCTATTGCGTAGAAGTCGAAACATGCGTTTCCTTGTGTAATTAGGGGAATTTGTGCTTCGGGATGGGTCTTTTTGATTTTGATTTTTAAAGGTTCCATGGTTACCTCCTATGAGAAAAATCCCTGTTTTAATATGTCGTATAGCATGGCGGTGTGGCTGTCGGCCGCAATGTTTACGACTTTTTCGTACCCTGACGGCCATTTAATTGTTACCGCCCAATCTTCCGGGTTGTAGGTCAGTGTGCATTCTTCGCCAGCCATACACAGGACTCGCTCAAAGGCCGCTATTATGATTGCCTTTTGTTTTTGGTCTTGTTCTACGACAAGCCGCATCATTTCTTTTTCTTCCGGCATCATTTTTTATTCTCCTTTTTAAATCTCTCCGCTTATCACCAGTAGCTCACTGGTGATTTTTTTAATTTTCTTTTTAAGAGTTTCGTTTTCCGCTTCCAGGCGGCTGTTTTCTTCTTTTAGCCGTCTGTAGCCTGTTGCTGAATACTCCCATTCAATTCCGGCTAGGGCCTCCACTTCTTGACGACCGAACTTTACGCCGGGTAGCGGTAACTGGTGGAGTTTGTTTTCATCTCTCAGCCTATATACGGCTGAGAGAGATACTCCGTAGTATGCTGCTACGTCTTTTACAGACATAACATCTTTTTTTGTTTTCATGGCTAAATACCTTTAAAGGCACAAAGCTTTTAATATTTGCCGCTTCCGTCCGGTTTTAAAAGTTGTATAAAACCATTCTCTGATATCTGCATTAGCCGGTGTCAGCAGAGCCGGAAAGTCGGCGTGTCCAGTTTCTCTTAATTCGTATTTCCACCATTGGTAGAACGCTTCGCGTACCGCGTTATTCTTCCCGCGGTGCCAGGGATCTTTAAAATCCTTAATCATATTTACGAGTCTGTGATTAAACGTATTCCTCATTCTCTTGCTCCTCTCTTTCTATCTTTTCTCTTTGCAAACGAATAAACTCGTTTTTAATTCCAAAAAAAATATGGTCATCGCTGATTCCATAGATTTTGGGAATTTTCTTAATGAAGCTGTACGGTGCGTTTGAACTGTCCCTTTCTAATTGTGCCAGCGTCTGATAGTGTACACCGAACTTTTCGGCGGCTTCTATCTGTGTGTATCCAATGTTAACCCTTGCGGCTTCTAGTGTAATTAATTCCATTTTTCTCATCTCCTTTTCTTTTAGATTAAACGAGTTTATTCGTTTTGTCAAATAATTTCTACATAACTTTCTTTTTTCTGTGTTTTTACTTCTTGTTTATAACGAATTTATTCGTTATAATAATTTTAATTGAGGGGATGGTGATTATTATATGCCGCGCAATAAGCTATCTCACTTTGACCGTAATTTACGCAAGCAAATATCTGAAAATTTAAAAAAGTATGCTGGACATTTAACCCAATACCAGCTTTCCGATATGACCGGCATTCCCGCGTCTACCTTATCCGGTTATTTTTCAATGCGTTCAACTCCGAATGCAGGGGCTGTTCAAAAGATAGCCGATGCACTCAATGTTAATAAATCGGATATAGACCCTCGTTTTTTAACAAAGACATTAACTGGCAGTGATACGGATTTAAAAGATGTGTTAAGGTCTACTTCTTACTGTACCTATGGTGGTAAGACTATTAAAAAAGAATTGCTTGAGCGGCTAATTCAAGCGGCCTTGGAGGATGAATCGTGAAACGCATGTTGCCGATTGTGTTGGATTTAATTCGTGAGTACGGCACGAATGATCCCTCCCAATTGTGCCGGTACTTAAAAATAAGTGTAAAGAAGGTGGTAATCCCCGATATGCCGAAAGGGTTATCTCTTTGTGTGTTCGGTCATAATGTTATTTATGTTAATAAACATCTTGACTTTAACGCCCAAAGTGTCGTTATTGCCCACGAGCTTGGCCACGCCGTTCTTGGGCATGTGCAACATAGGGTTTTGGGTTTTGATGTTGTTCCTCGTAAGGAGAATCCGGAGAAAGTAGGCCGGCAAGAACTTGAAGCAAATAAGTTTGCGTTTCTTCTTATAGCCCATACGTGCTTGCGGAATAATATTGATATGATAGATGGGATACGAGAAGAGAAGCTGCTTACTACCGAACGAGTGTTGGAATTGCTAAGGGTTTTCGCGGGTACGTCTTGTTATGTTAAGTAGACTCATTAAGGGGTGTTGCTTGTGCTTGATGTTTTTTATTTTGGATTGCCTATTGTCGGGATTGTTTGTTATTTTTTAGATTTTTATTCTATTTCTGTGTGGTGTGGCTACGGGGCTCTAGTCGTGTCCTTTTTGGTTATTGCTATCCATAACGAACCTAATAAATTCCGTACGTTTGTATTTTATTTCGTCGTTACCGCTGCGTGTCGATTCTTTTTGGTTTCTTCCGATGTTCCTGGATTTGATGCGTGGGGAATTGCGCTTTCTTTTGCGCTTTCTATTTTGTTGATTCCTTTTATCGTGGCCGGTATTTTCGGCGTTTTATCAAGAAAATAATTAGGCTCTATACAGGTAAATAGCAAGTATTTGACATCGGTATCAATATTTGTTATCCTTTGGATATGGACGGGGACTTGCTCTCCAGGCGGCGATGCCGCCAATTTCCAAAGTGCAGCTTGCCTGCCGAGGGCCTTACAAAATGTAAGGCCCTCATTTTTTTGTATGGCGGTGTGAATTGGTTTATTTTTGTTTTCTTGTGTGCTAAGATGGGGTTGATGTACCCATCACGCTTCTTGTGCCGTAAGGCGCTAGCGCACCAGGATGGGTCTTTTTTATTACTTTAGGTGTGTGGAAATGCAAGCGAATATTACAATACGAAAAAAGGACAACGGCTATCAGGTTATCGTTAGTTATAAAGATGGCCGTAAGTGGCGTCAAAAATCAAAGCAAGGTTTTAAAACGCAAAGAGCGGCCAAGGAGTATGGCCAGGATATTATTGCCGAGTTAAAAGAAACGGTTTCCGTTTTCACCTCCGAGGATCTCCGCGATGCCACGCTTGGTGACTTCTATTCTTTATATCTTCGTGAGAAGTCGAATCTCACTTATAATACCCGACTTACTTACGAACATTCTTTGCGATTCTTCCAGGAATTGGCACCGCTTCCTATTCGCAACATTTCGTACTCTCAAATTGTTTCGGTTTTTAACTCCGGCTGCCTTTCTCCCGGAACAAGAAATTTATATCTTCAACGCCTAAAGACTGTTTTTAATTACGCGAAAAGGCCTTACGGTGCTATCACGCTTAACCCGTGTGATTTGGTTGAAAAAGCAAAAAGTGAGCGGCGAAAAATCAGAGTGTTTACCGAGGATGAGCTGGACAAGTTGATGAATTTTCTAAAAGGCTATTCTTCGTATTACTACGCTTTGGTTGCCGTGGCTAGATATACAGGCTGCCGTTATAGTGAAATTTTAGGTTTAACATGGGATGATATTGATTTTTCAGAAGCTACTATTAATATTAATAAGCAGTTTGTTCGTTCCGGTCAAAATAAATTTGGATTTAATCAACCAAAGACTAAAAACAGTTATCGTATACTTCCCGTGCCGCCGGTGTTGTTGAAGATACTGAGGGACTATAAAAAGCAGCGTGACGGTCTTATATTATTTCCTGCCAAAGGTAACCATTCCAGCAGGGTTAATAATGTTATATGGACGGTTATAAGTGGAAAGTCAATTCACGATATGAGGCACACATATGCGACTACGCTTTTAGCTAACGGCCTTGATGTAAAAACCGTTGCAAGCCTTTTAGGTGATGACGTGAATACCGTTATTAACACATATATTCATTTTACGGACGAGATGCGACTTCGGGCGGCTGATAAGGTCGCAAATATTTTTAAATGAGTTTTTGACGATTTTATTGTCGAATATTTAAAAAGTTAGTGTTTATCATAATTGTAACGGTTATTGCCATTCCTATATGAAGGCCTTTTTATGCCTTTCTATTTTCCCATATTTATTAAAATGTGCTAATCATCGCTTTGGCCAAGTTTCTTATTATTTTATTTTTCACCATATTTACCATTATTCGCCATGGTTTTTTGACGAATTTTTGTCGGATAAACGAAAAGGGCCCTTATAATAAGGGCCCTTTTCGTTTATCGCTTATAGTAATCATCGCCTTTGTGTTCAGCGATTACCTCGCCGTCACTGTCGACAACTTGTGTCATGAAGTCGGTCGTTCCTTCTTCACGGTCGACTTCGATTTGATTTTTGAATTCTTCCATACATGCTTCTTTCGTTCCCGTATAAACCGTTTCCCATCCTGATTCAATTGTGCTTACCCTTACTTCGTATGTCATTTCTTTTTCCTCCTTAATTTTTATTAATTCTTTAATTATTAACCGCTCCGCCCATTCGGGCGGTTTTCTGCGGTTATTTTCCCAATCTTGGAGCGTTCGCATAGGTATGCGGAGAGCTTCAAAGACTTCGGCTTGTGTGAGTCCTGCGGCTTCTC